ATTTTATCAACTACACATATAGAGATGATATGATTAGTGATGGTATAGAAAACTGTTTACAGTATTTACACAACTTTAATCCAGACAAGTCAAACAATCCGTTTGCTTACTTCACACAAATAATCTATTACGCATTTATTCGTAGAATACAAAAAGAAAAGAAACAAACTACAATCAAACAAAGAATAATTGCAGATGGTAATTATGATGATATGACATTAAATCCAGGTGAAGACCGAGATTTTAAGAATCAGTTTACAGAATTCTTACAAAAGAATATGGTGCCAACGGAAGAACTAAATCCTAGTGCTAAAAAAATGCCAAAGAGAACTACATTACAACATAAAAAGAAATTAGAAGCCGCAAAGAAGAAAAAATAATGAAGATAGTTATCGTTAAGATACTAACTATTATAAATATTAATGATACTAATATTAATATAAGGAGTAGTTATGAGTAGATTAGGAAGTCCCAATGGGACTAGAAAATACAAAGTTGGAGAAATAAGAACAACCCCAGCAAGAAGAAAAGAAACATTAGCAAAATATAATAATTCAGAAAAAAGAAAATCTGCTATGAGAGAGTATTATGCTAAGAATAAAGACCAATCAGCAAACAAAGCAATGATGAAAAACTATGGTATTACTTTAACTGAATATAATACAATGTTAACAGAACAAAAAGATTGTTGTTATATTTGTAAAATTCATAAAGATACGCAAGTTAAAAGATTACATATAGACCACAATCACAAGACAGGCAAAGTAAGAGCTTTGTTATGCCACTATTGTAATGCAACTATAGGAAATGCTAGAGAAGATATGAAACGATTAACAAACATTATTACTTACCTAAAGGAGTTCAACTAATATGCGAATCGCTCTGCTAAATGATACTCACTTTGGGGCTCGTAACGATTCACCAGCCTTTATTGAGTTTCAAAACAAATTTTATAATGAACTGTTTTTTCCATACATGCAACAGTATGGTATCAAAACATTAATACATCTAGGTGATGTGGTAGATAGAAGAAAGTTTATCAACCACAATACAGCACACAATTTCAAGAAAGTATTTTGGAATAGATTAGATGAACAAGGTATTGATACACATATTATCATTGGTAATCACGACACTTATTATAAGAATACAAATGAGGTCAATGCTATGCAAAACCTTGACATATGTAAAGACGCCAAGGTATATACACAATCAACAACAGTTGAGTTTGATGGTCTACCAATACTCTTTATACCATGGATTTGTGATGACAATGAGGCAGAAAGTATTAGAACAATAGAGAATAGTACATCATCTATTGCTATGGGTCACTTAGAAGTAAAAGGTTTTGAAATGCACAATGGACATTTCAATGACCATGGCCAAGAAAAGGCAATGTTTAAAAGATTTGAAAAGGTTATGTCTGGTCATTTTCATAAGAAATCAGATGATGGTCATATCTATTATCTTGGCACTCAATACGAAATGACATGGTCAGACTACCAATGTCCTAAAGGCTTTCATATCTTTGATACTGAAACTAGAGAGTTGACAAGGGTAGAAAATCCTAATAGTATGTTTAAAAAGATTATTTACAATGATAAAGAAACAAACTATGATGAGTTAGACATTAATCAATACGACAAATGTTTTGTTAAGTTGTTTGTATCTAATAGGTCAGATAATGACATGTTTGAAAGACTAATGGATAGATTGTATAACGCTATTAACATACATGCTATTGATGTAATTGAAGACCCTACAGATATTGGTGCCTCAGTACGAGAAGATATATTAGAACAAGGTGAAGACACACTTACCTTTTTAAGTAACTATATCGAACAGACAGATATAAAATTAGACAAACAAAAATTAAAACAGTTTGCAAAAGAACTGTACATGGAAGCTAGCGAATGATACTATTTAAAAGAATATCATATAAGAATTTTTTATCAACAGGCAATCAGCCAATAGAGATAGATTTAAGTATCTCACAAACTACTTTAATCGTAGGTACAAACGGCACAGGTAAGTCAACCTTACTAGACGCATTATGTTTTGTACTATTCAACAGACCTTTTAGAATTATTAAGAAAGAACAAATGGTCAACACCATTAATAATGGTGATTGTATGGTAGAGATAGAGTTTGATGTTGGCACAAAGAACTATATTATACGAAGAGGTATAAAACCAAATCTATTTGAGATATTTTGTAATGGTAAACTTATTAATCAAGACGCCAACAATGTAGATTATCAAAAGTACCTTGAAACAAACATAATGAAACTCAATTATAGGTCATTCATTCAGGTGGTTTTATTAGGTTCTTCCTCATACGAACCGTTTATGAAAATGAAACCTAGATATCGTAGAGAAGTTGTAGAAGAAATCTTAGATATTAGAGTTTTTGGCTTAATGGACCTAATTTTGCGTTCCCAACAGAGCGAACTTCAAAAAAAACTTACGGAGGTGAGGCACCAATGTGAGTTAATAAAGACCAAGTATGAAACTGAAGCAAAGTATCTAAAAACTCTGGAGACCAAAGGTAGCGACAACCTGACGGTACAACAAAATAAGATAGTAGAAAATGATGGAAATAGAATAATATATGAACAAAAATTACAAAAACTAAATGAAGACATTGCAGTCAGTCAAAATGCATTAATTGGCCATGACACAACCACCAAAAAGGTTAAAGACTTAGAAAAATTTGAAACTAAGATAGAGCAAAATATATCTACACATAAAAAGACACTAGATTTTTTTAAAGATAATGACACATGTCCGGTGTGTACACAATCAATAGACGAAACCTTTAAGGAAGAAAAATGCAATCACGAAACTACAACAATTTCCAAACTAGAATCAGGACTCAAGCAGCTCGTAGGAGAATTAACTGGTCACGAAGAGAAGTTGACCCAATTCAACCAGATGTCAAACAAGATACAAGAAATGAATGTCGAGATAGCCAAGATAAACGGAAGTCTATCAGCGTTGAAGAAACACAGCGACCAAATTCAGTTAGAGATTTCTACAGCTAGTCGAAAAGATATTGACATTGAAAAGATAGAACTTGAATTGGCCAATATGGCAGCTGACCTTGGTGTTGCTGACGCAAAGTTAACAGATGTACAAGAAGAAAAAGATTATGTTGACATACTAAGAGAAATACTTAACGATAAAGGTGCTAAAGCAAACATCATTCGTAAGTATGTACCTATTATGAATCAACTTATTAATAAGTATCTACAAGCAATGGACTTTTACATATCATTCAACTTAGATGAAGAGTTTAATGAAACAGTTAAGAGTAGATTTAGAGATACATTTAATTATAATAACTTTAGTGAAGGTGAGAAGATGAGAATTGACCTTGCCTTACTATTTACATGGCGTGATATCGCTAGAATGAAGAATAGTACAAATACCAATCTATTAATCTTAGATGAAATCTTTGATAGTAGTTTAGATGGTCAAGGTACAGATGACTTCTTTAAAATTATTAAAGGTTTAGAGAAAGAAAACATCTTTATTATATCACACAAAGGAGATATTTTGTTTGACAGGTTTACAAACATTATTAAATTTGAGAAACATCAAAACTTCACACAGTTAGGAACAATATGAAAGAACTAAAGTTAATACCACCAAACGACCCTAGAGTACAATCAGCAATAGCACCATTTACAGATGAACTATTGAAAGAAGAAGGTTTTAAAGATAGACAAGAACTTGTTGACTGTATGTTTTTAGTTATGAAGAAATTTGGTGGCATAGGTCTAACTTGTAATCAAGTAGGTCTTCCTTTCAATATGTTTGTAGCTGGTGGCCATGAGGGTATAGAAAAAGGTATGGCTTTTGCAATGTTTAATCCTATGATAGTATCAGTAGGTGAAGAAAAGATTAGAATGAAAGAGGGTTGTTTAACTTATCCTTTCATGTTTATTGATATAGAAAGACCTAGAAAATGTGTGATAAAATATGAAGACAAAAATGGCGACACAAAAGAAGTACACTTAGATGGTATAATGAGTCGAATATGTCAACATGAATACGACCACATTATTGGTAGAAACTTTACAGAGAATGTATCTAAACTAAAATTAGACATGGCTAAAAAGAAAGCTATGAAACAAATCAAAAGAATGGAAGAATATAGAAAATTTAATAAATTATTAGAGAAGAACCAAGCTTGACAATTGTAAACAATTAGAGTATTATATACATTATGAGTTATTCGTGGAACAAAGACATGTCAATAGACGACCAATGGCAAAGCTGGCAAGACGCCATAGATTTATCTCTAGTACCAGATATTGATACAGATACATTAAAGGAAACAATCATAAAAGATTTGACCTTGGTGTCTGCTATGACAGTACAAGAGTATACACTTTATCAAAAATTTCAAGAGGTAAAGTTTAGATATCCAACAGTAGAAACTAATTCATTCTTTGATGATAAACCTGCTATGCTGAAACCAGACCAGGCGACAGTCATACAAGAAGTAAAGAATAACTTTTGGTTACCAGAAGACCCCGAAGAATATATGAACCTACAACCAGAACTTATCTGGACAGATGGTGCTGAAATACAATCACACACAAATGCCAAAGGTAGTGAGATATGGAATGCATTAAGAACATTCTTATCTACTATGAAAAACAATAGTAACATTGGTAGAAATTTAAACTTCTTAGTAAGAGATAAAGTAACACAGAAATATCTAGGTGTTATCTGTATGTCTAGTGACTTCTTAGACCTTACACCAAGGGACGCATACATTGGTTGGGATAGAACTAGAAAAACACAAAAGATGATTAATCATACTTGCATTGGTAGTACAATTGTACCTATACAGCCGCTTGGATACAACCTGGTTGGTGGGAAACTACTAGCCTTATTATGTTTGTCAGATGTGGTAGAGCAAACATGGGAACATCAATATAAAGATAAACTAGTAGGTGTCACAACTACAAGTCTATATGGTAAAACTAAAGTAATACCATTATCACAATATGATAGACTAAAAAACTGGAAGAAAATGGGTTGGACTGCTGGTTCAGTTTCGTATGAACCTGAGAAAACAACTAATACCATGATACAACAATGGTTAATGAAGAACCACACATACAAATTCTTTGAATGGTATGTTGCAAAGAAACCTAGTGGTCAACCTCATAAAAGAGACCATAGAAATAGAAGTAGAGCATTCACATATAGTAAACTAGGCATTGATAAGAAACTACAAAAGTCTGAACATGCTAGAGGTATATACTTTGGTGAGTTATTTACAAATACAAGAGAATTTTTAAGAGAAGAACATACTGAGGTTGCGTTAACTAGAAAATTTGATAATTCAGTTGAAGCATTAACAGAGTTATGGAAGACCAAGTATGCTAAGAAACGGTTGGCTAGTCTAAAGAAACAAGACAGAGTGTCAACTGAAACCCACTTCTATGATGATATCATTTATCTATCATGGGAAGAAACTAAAGAGAAATATTTACCACAGGTAGGGAGATGATTTACCATGAGCGGACAATTAGAACTAGAATTAGGGGCTCAAAGTAACGAGTCTAATAAATACAAAAAAGTAAGTGACTTTGACATGTATCAAAAGGTTGCTTTAACAACGGCAATATATCCGAGAGAACAGGCCATTATATACCCAACATTGGGGTTGACCGGTGAAGCAGGTGAAGTAGCTAATAAAGTAAAGAAGATAATAAGAGATGGCTCAGATAGTAAAGATGAAAAACTGGTGTCTGAAATCAAAGCTGAAATTGGGGATTGCCTTTGGTATATCGCTGTATTGGCTAATGATTTTGGCATTAAGTTATCCGACATTGCAAGCGCTAATTTAGAAAAGTTAGAGAATCGTAAAAAAAACAACACGATTCGTGGATCCGGCGACAAAAGATAGTAGAACAAACTAAGAACATCAGCTGTGCAACCTGACGCAGCCTTAATAGTTGTTACCTGGTATAGAAAAATAATTCAAAAAAAGTGTTTTTAACGCTTGACTTTTACAGATTTCACCTGTATAATATACTTATATAATGAAAAAGGACACTAACACTATGAATATAAATCTTGATGTGAAAAGCAATCTAGCAAAATTAATTGCTACAGAAAATATTACAATACAACATAACAATGTAAGTACGGCTTCTTTTGATGTAAAGAACCGTGTATTAACTTTGCCTATTTTTAAAGAGCAAAGTGGTGATGTTTATGATATGCTTATTGCTCACGAATGTGCCCATGCTTTATGGACTCCTTATGAAAAATGGCAAGGCATTGAAAGTCAAGAACTAAGGTCATATGTTAATGTGTTAGAAGATACTAGAATTGACCACCTTATTCAAAAGAAATATCCTGGTGTAGTTTACAATTACAAAAATGGTTTTGATATCTTAGAAAAACAAAACTTCTTTGGTTTTGCTGGTAAAAATATTAATAAAGACTTTATGGTTATTGATAAAATCAATCTAAGGTCTAAGTCTATGAATAGATTGCCATTTGATTTCAGTAAACAAGACAAGAACTGGATTTCTAAAGTTGATTCACTTGTTACATTTGATGATGTATTGTCACTTGCTCAAGAGATGTTAGCTTGGCAAAAAGAACAAATCGAACAGATGGCTAAATTACCTAACTTTGATGAACTTACTATCTCAAAAAATTATGACTTAGTTGATGAAGATGATTTTGATGATGAAGATGATTTTGATGGTTCTGGAACTGGTGAAGGTTCTGAATCAGAAGCTGATAAAAACAATGACGCTGATGATGAAAAAAATGATTTCAATAACTTTGGTGACCAAAAAGCGGATACTGAAAGTGATAGTAACCAATCTGGTGACGGCAACAATAATAAAAGTGAAGCTGAAAATTCTGATAATGATAAAGAATCAGATAGATATGCTAAAGGTTCTGGTGGTTTTGGTGATAAAGAAAAATTATTAAAAGCAATTACAGATGATTCGTTTGCTCAAAAATCTGAAGAATTATTAAACACTAAAAACAAAGGTTATAGATACGGTAAAGTGCCTACTGCCAACCTTGGTAAAGATGGTTGTTTAACTTCATGGAAAACTTTTCTAAAAGATATGGAAGATTACAAAGTTAAATCAATTAAATCTTATGGTAACACTAAAAGTTATATAGAATTTCTTGATAGAGATTACAAAAAGTTTATGAATGAAAATAAAAAAACTGTTATGTATCTTGTTAAAGAATTTGAGATGAAGAAGTCAGCTACTGCTTACAAAAGAGCAACTACAGATAAAACTGGTGTTCTTGACAGTATGAAATTAAAAGATTACAAATTTACAGATGATATTTTCAAAAAACTAACAGTTATTCCAGATGGTAAAAATCACGGTATGATGATGTTACTTGATTGGTCAGGTTCTATGAGTGATGTAATATTCAATACTGTTAAACAGTTAATAAATCTTGTTGATTTTTGTAGAAAAGTTAACATACCTTATGAAGTTTATTTCTTTACAAGTGAAAGAAGTTATGATGATGATAAAGTAACAAAAGGTTTTTCAAATAATAATGGAGAATTTGAGTTTGATAATTTTCACCTTGTAAATTGTATCAGCCATAGACAGAATAAAAAACAATCTGAACTTGCTATGAAAACATTATATCACATGGCTTTATATTTTGATGATAGACATACTTGGAATAGAAGAAACAATGCGTCTATCAGTAGTGAAGACCAAATGGCAGCTGGAAACACTTATGGTATACCAAGTAAATATTATCTTGGTAACACACCTTTGAATGAGTCATTAATTTATATGGACAAATTGATACCAATGTTTAAAAAAAAATATGGTATTGAGAAGATGACATTTATTACTCTTACTGACGGAGCAGGTAACTGTCCAAGAGGTAAACTTGTTGGTCAAACTATTGGTAGTTGGTCAGATGAAGAGTATGGTAAAGAGAATGTTTATCAAATTGGCAAATCAAAATTTGTTGGTGGTTACCATGATACTACAGAAAAATTATTATCTCATATTGGTAAAACATATGATGTTAACATTATTGGTTTCTACATAATCAAAAGAGTTAAAAGATGGAATATTGAAAAATATATCAATGACTACAAAGATTATAATGATAAGCAAAATCAATATAATAAAATGAGAAAAGACTTTACTAGAGATAAAGCCTTGGCTGTAGACGCCAATGGTTATAATAAATTCTTTATCTTAGATGGTAAAAAACTTGCTGTTGAAAACTTTGATATGCAAGGTGCTGAAGTTAAAAAAGGCACAGCCTCTGAGTTAAAAAGAATCTTTGGTAAATCAATGGCGAATCGATTGGTTTCCAGAGTAGTTTTAAACAAATTTATTAAAGAGGTTGCATAAAAATGGCAATTAATTTAATGAATGTTAGAAAACCGTTACCTGGTAACGAAAAAAAAGTGAAAAAAATCGTATATAACGCTTGCCTTTTACAAAAAAGGCCTGTATAATATACCTATATTAACAATGAAGAAGGACAATAACACTATGCTAAACACTAAACAACAAGAGTTCGTTGACTTTGCTATTAAAAAGTTTGGTTCAAACGAATTGACTACAGTTCAATTAAAAGAAGCTAATGCCAATTTTGGTTGCAAGTATGCACCACAATGGCTAATTAAAAATAATGATTTCAAAATTGGTAAATCATTGTTCAAATTGCCTACTGAGGGAGATTATACTCCGTCTATTAAGGCTGAAACAAAAGGTGAAACTGAAAAAGTTTTGACTACTAAAGCACCTGAAACTGAAACTGTTTCTGAAGCTGCGTATGTAGTTTCATCATTAACTGGCAACATTGTTCCTGAAAAGGATCCTGTGTTCGTTTCATTTGGTAATTATCCAGATGTTAAGAGCATTATCAAAAGCAAGATGTTTTATCCTGTTTTTATTACAGGTCTTTCAGGTAACGGTAAGACTATGGGTGTTACCCAAGCTTGTGCCGAAAACAAGAGAGAATTAATTAGAGTAAACATTACCATTGAAACAGATGAAGATGATTTACTTGGTGGTTACAGACTTAAAGATGGCCAAACTGTTTGGCAGAATGGTCCTGTAATCGAAGCCATGGAGAGAGGCGCTGTGCTTCTACTTGATGAAATTGACCTTGCGTCTAATAAGATTATGTGTTTACAACCTATCTTAGAAGGCTCTGGTGTCTATGTTAAGAAGATAAACAGATTTGTAAAACCTGCTCATGGTTTCAACTGTGTTGCTACTGCCAATACTAAAGGTCAAGGTAGTGATGACGGTAAGTTTATTGGTACTAATGTTCTTAATGAGGCTTTCTTGGAAAGATTTCCAATTACCTTTGAACAGAAATATCCAAAACCAAGTGTAGAAGAAAAGATTTTAGTTTCTACATTAAAGGCTACAAGCAAAGATGATATAGATTTTTGTAAGAAGTTGGTAACATGGGCTGATGTAATCAGAAAAACCTACTATGATGGTGGTGTTGACGAGATTATATCAACTAGAAGATTGGTTCACATCACTCAAGCATACAGTATCTTTGGTCAAAAAATCAAAGCTATTGAAGTTTGTACTAACAGATTTGATGATGACACAAAGAATTCATTTATGGAATTATATACCAAAGTGGATGCTGGCGCTACTGCTGAGCAGATAAGCGAACAGCAAAGACAAGCGGATATGAGTTCACAAATGGACGACAATGATAGTGAGTCAGATGACAGCGATGCCATCTAAATCTATTAAACATAGTGTAAGTCCTTGGTGGAGGGGTAGTACCCTCCACCTTTTTACACTATCAAGGGAGGAGGTAATAAATTTATGAGTATAACTGTAGAAGTTAGAGGTGGTAACCTCGAAAAAGCTATGAGAGTTTTAAAGAAGAAGGTTATGAAAGAAGGTCTAGTAAAAGAGTTAAGAGCTAGACAACACTATCAAAAACCATCTGAAATTAAAAGGGAAAAGAAAAAAGAAGGTATTAAAAACTATAAAAAGAACAAGAAAAAAATGGAACAAGAACAATAGAATTCCCGCCTGTGCTTATAATATGAATAAATAGTGATACCAGGCAAGTCGTAAGACCTGGGGCGTGGAGGGTAGCTTGACCCATTGCATAGCAATAAATTACAAGCCGCAGTTGGTGGTCTGACGATACGAAAACCACCACAAAATTCGGGCTCATTGGTCTTCGTAGGCATAATGCATAGGCTTAGTTAGATAAGTTAGTATAATGAGGTTGTTGACCTGCCTCAGCCCAATAAAATTTAGGAGAGCGAGAGTGAACCTAAATCATTAACATATTCACTAGGGAACTGGTAGGGATCCTTAGCCTAGTGAATGTTAATGTATAAATAACAATGAACCGGTTGTTTATTAAATTCTAGTAGAATTTTTTAAGTAAGCAACCAAACAGTCCAAGGAGGGCTAAACGATATGTATATATCAGACCTAAGAAAAGGTGACTACAAGTTACCTGACGCAGTAAAAAATATCGACTTAAAAAAATCACTAAATGCCTATGAAGAAAGCAAACATTTGTTTTCAATTAGTGGACAAGTTGATAAACATTTCAACACAAGAAAAAAATATCCATTCACACCATCAGAATTAAAATCTGATAGAGGATGGAAAGAAATAGGTATTAAACCTGACGGTGTTGATTTTCAAACAATTGACCAGAAAATCAGAAAAGGTCGTAGTTTTGATACTTATGCTTGGATTCCTAATGATATGATATACACCAATATCATTCACAATAGAGGAGACAATATCAATTTTACAAATATATCTACACATTTAGATTTAAGAGAAGGTTTATTTTGGCAAGCTATGAATATTACCGTAGTTGTATATTATGCTAAAGACGGAACATATAAATTTGTAACCGTGATTGGTAATCATTGTACAGCAAAATCTATTATTGTAAGTGGACTTGGTGCACCTGTATTTGCTAGAGTTGTTTGTTTAGGTAAAGAAACATCTTTAGATGAAATCAGAAAGTTTGGTGCTATTATTCATCACACAGATAGTGATAGAAGAACAAACCAAGGTGCTGAAGATAGATTAGTTTCAGGTGCTCAAGCTGGCGAACCTCAATATGAAAATACAATGAGAGTTTTAGTTGACATGGGATTTAATATTAAAAATCAAGTGAAACAAAACGGTAAAGTTTTGAAAAAAATATCTTCTCCATCATCTTTAATGGCTATTATCAAAGAGTTTGATTATGAAATAGTAAAAGATAATGTTAATTTGCTTAGAAAGGCATATCAAACAGATAGTGAAATCTTAACAGGAGCTTTATCTGTGTTAACAATTATCAGACACTATTTTGATAATAAAATTAATAAAGAAGTCTTTGAAGGATGGTTTATGGAGTGGTCAGGTCAATTTGAACAATCAGATATATTTCCTAATTCAGGTAAAAATAAAGATGTTATGAAACCTGTTTATGAACTGATTAAAAATATCAATAGATGGAGTAAGAAGAATCTGAATAGAAAACAGGTTCTAATTAGCCGAAAAGATATTTTCAAAGCTATCCCGGAGGATAAACTAGAGAATATTTAATTAAAAATTTTGTATGGGGGTTGAAATATGAACTTTAATCCCCATATAAATAACTATGATACGCTCATAAGAGGTATCAAACATTAACTTGCTTAACAAAGGAGATTAAAATGACAAATCACAAAGCAATTCAATCAATTTTTACTGGACTAAGGCCGTTTACCGTGGGGTTTGACGACATGTTCGACCATTTCGACCATATGGTTGACCATCTACCACACATGACGGCTAACAATTATCCACCATACAATATCGTAAAGACAGGTTCTTTAACATATGATATTCAAGTGGCATTAGCTGGATACAATAAGAAAGATGTATCAATCAGTTATGAGGATAATATCCTAAAAATCGAATCAGTAAAAAGTAAAGACGAAAAAGAAGTAGAAGAAAATGACGGAGTATTACACAAAGGCATTGCTAAAAGAAACTTTATGAAATCATTTACTATTGCTGAAGATGTTGAGGTTAAAGGTGCTGAACTTAAAGACGGCCTTTTAACAGTTTCTTTAGAGAAAATTGTTCCAGACCATAGAAAGGCTAGAACAATCAACATTAAATAACATTTAATCTATTGGCGTCCTACGCTTGACAATAGGACGCCTTTAGAGTATAATGTATAATATGAACAAATGCGGAGTTAGTATAAAAGTAACACACTTGGTTTCCAACCAAGAGAAGATTGGGCAGTACAATCACTCCGCTCCAATTAATTATGAAACGGAGATTATATAATGAACATAACTAGTGATACAATTGCTATTCTGAAAAACTTTTCAGATATTAACCAGAATATTTTGGTTAAGCCAGGCAACCAACTACAAACCATTTCAACTTTAAAAAATATATTAGCTGAAGCTGATGTATCAGAAAAGTTTGAACAAGAGTTTGCTATCTACGATTTACCAGAATTTTTAAGGGCTGTTGACTTATTTGATAAGTCAGACCTTGCATTTAATGGTGGTCAAAACCTAACTATTAAAGATAGTAATAGTAAACAATCAATCAAATATTATTTTGCAGACAAGTCGGTGGTAGTTTCGCCGTCTAAAATGATTACCATGCCTGATAAGTATGTAACATTTTCTTTGAAGAAAGATGTCTTTGAAAAATTAATGAAAGGTGTAACAACACTTAATCTACCAGACATTGCAGTAAAAGGTAATGGTAAAGAGATTAGTTTAGTTGCAACTGATAAGAAAACGCCAGCGTCAAATGACTATTCATTTGTTATCGGAGAAACAGATAAGACCTTTACGGCTTATTTTAAAACTGAGAACTTTAAAATGATTAGAGATGATTATGATGTGGCTATTTCAGCACAAAAAATCTCACACTTTATCAATCGAAACAAACCAATTCAATATTGGATTGCAATCGAACCTGATAGTGAGTTTTAATATGTCCGATACATATAAGCTAGAAGATGGTACCGAATACAATTCAGACGACTATATCAAAGTAGAAACCAGAGAATATCATCAAACAACACACTATCTTAACAGACAAATTGCTGTTTCTGATATTATAAAGGAGTTTGGTGATTTACCTACCTTTGAAAAAGGTCTTTACTTTGATTGCAACGATTATCACAAATCTTCACAAGAAGATAAAGAGTTGGCTGATAAAGTCCAAGAATTTGTATCAGAGCACGATTATGACCGTGAAGAAGATTGTTGGACAATGAATAAAGGCGGTTATGATGTTGATGCTGAAATCGTTGACAAGTTTACAATTGAAAATAAATAATGGGTTTTTAGAGAATTACTGTCTTATAAATACTTGTATGATAAAAATATACAAGATTACAAATAAAGTAAATAAAAAATTTTATATAGGATATACCTCCAAATCTTTAGAAGAAAGATTTGCTAGACATTTATATAATGCATTTAATTTAAATATGAAAACACATCTATACAGAGCTATGAGAAAAAATGGAAAAGATAATTTTTATGTTGAATTAATAAAAGAAGGTAAATCTAAATTGTTAGAAGTTGATACTATTTCTAAACTAAAACCTCATTATAATATGACTAATGGTAATGATGGTGGAGATACAAGTAATAGTATTAATTTTATAAAAAGTATGAAAAAATATCATAAAACTAAAACTAGAGAATCATATGCTACATACGGAATGTTGGGTAAGAAACAAAGTGAAGAACAAAAATCCACTCTTTCTAAATTAACTAAAGAAAGATGGAACAATTATACTGAAGCAGAAATCAAATCAATCTCCGATAAAGTCCGAGGTAAAAAGAATGGTATGTATGGGAAAACTCCATCAAATGCTGTTCCTATTAAATATAAAGGTAAAAACTATGCATCTATTAGTGAGGCAAGTAGAAAAACTGGTGTTAAAAATTATATAATAATGAAAGAGGTGAAGAATGGAAAAGTCAAAAGACTTCCTTTGGGTGGAAGCTTACAGGCCAAAGCGTATTGAGGATTGTATTTTAACGGAAGAGTTAAAAACTACATTTACTCAATTTTTAAAACAAAAAGAAATACCTAATCTGTTATTAGCTGGTACTGCTGGTACTGGTAAGACTACTGTTGCTCGTGCATTGTGTGAGGAACTTGGTGCAGATTACATCATCATAAACGGTTCAGATGAAGGCCGTCAGATTGATACATTAAGAAACAAGATTAAGAACTTTGCTTCTACTGTATCATTAACTGAACATTCAAATCATAAAGTTGTGATTATTGACGAGGCAGACTATATGAATGCCGAGTCCGTACAACCTGCTTTAAGAAACTTCATTGAAACATTTTACAAAAACTGTAGATTTATCTTTACTTGTAATTACAAGAATAAGATTTTACCTGCTTTGCATAGTAGATGTACCGTTATAGACTTTGCCATTAAAAATGGTCAAAGAGTAAAGACAGCACAGGCGTTATTACAAAGGCTAGGCAAAGTCCTTGATGAAGAAGGTATTGAATATGATACCAAAGTATTAGCTGAGTTAATTCAGAAATATTATCCAGACTTTAGACGGACTATCAATGAACTTCAAAGATATTCTGTAAGAGGTAAAGTCGATAGTGGTATTTTGTTTAGTTTATCTGAGGCAAATACAAAAGAACTGGTCAAAATCTTAAAAGAAAAAAGATTTAATGACATGCGTAAATGGGTTATTAATAATCTTGACAAAGAACCGTCATCATTATTCACTAGTGTTTACGAGTTAATGTATAAGGCTTTAGAATCTTCTTCTATTCCACAATCAATATTAATCATTGCTGGTTATCAGTACAAGTCTGCTTTTGTGGCAGACCAAGAGATTAATATGGTTGCGTGTTTGACGGAGATTATGGCTAACTGTAAATTTAAATAGAGGTCTATCATGTATGAACTGAAGGACTATCTTAAAGCTATTAATGAAACCAAAGAA